TGCCACCCATTTTTTTATATTCTTTAACCATATAAGCATTGGCGTAAGCAGACGGATATACGTCAAACTTAGCTTTAGCTTTTGCTTTGGCTTTTGCATACAAGGATGGGTTTGCTACATTTTTTGGAGTTGCCATAATTATTTACCAATTCTTACAGGACCAATAACCAGCGGTGAATACGTCTTTTTTCTTTTGTACCGCATCGCAGTTATGTCTTGCTCTAAAACTTTTTCTACGTTTAGGTTGACTCTTTTTTATAGATAAGTTCGGATCCCCGTAACGTACTATTTTTACTTGATCGCCTTTTTTAGCTAAAACAGCAAACTTTTTGTTTTTGCCTGGTGTACGTTTTTGTTTGTTGTAACCAGAAAAAGTCTCCCCGCGGTAGGATAACCTACCGCTAGGAGATCTAGTGACGTCTTTGGTCGTCGCCATCTAGTAGTTTTTAGTCAATACCAAGATTATGGAGTAAGCGTCCCCGTTGCTATGACCTACTGTTGTAAAGTCAATATCACCGGTTACACCAGATCCCGCATTGTTAGGAATACCTGTGAATAAATCATAATATTCATCGCCGGTACTATCAGCCGGCAAAGGTATTGCTAAAACATTTGTGGTAGCGTCAAATTCAAGATCTACGCCCATTCCACGACATGCCCAATATATTCTTGAAATAGAAACCGAAGTACAAGCAGCACCCGCACTGTTACTAGCTAACGCTGATACGTCAACCTTTTTAACAGAGGCTTCGCCTGTGCCATCGCTCTCATTAGTAAATTTCAAGATTGCGAGTTTTTCTCCATCTTGTATGGTTTGACTGGTTACTGTATCAGCCATGTTTTACTCCTTACAGTTCAGTATTTGCTGTACGTTCTTTGCTTGCGCCAATGTAATCGACAGTCAAAGTTTTTGCAGCAGCAGCACCATTTTGTATTCCAAACGAAAGAGCTAACTCTTCATCATCTGGAGCATTAGTGCTAACAACTGTGCCAGCTAGAACATTGTTTTGGAAGACATGAAACTTCTGATCTTTAGGATCGTAAACAAAACCTACAGTCATAAAAGTATCGTCGGCCAAAGCGTTTGGCAAATCTAAAGTAGATTGCGTGCTGTCTTTTTCAACAACGAAAGTAACAGTAGTTCCGCCATCAGACTTTAAGAAGAAAATTCCATCTGTTACATCTAATGGGGTTGTGTCAGTCAGTTGTAAACCAGCTACGATGTCTGTTTCAGTCGCATCATTAGTTTTAAATCTCATGTTAAATGCTAACTGTTTGCCAGCCTCGTACTTATAACCTTCTTTAACAAGTTGGAAAAAGTCATGGTCATTGTCTCCAGCTGCGTTGGTTACTAATAGTAAACCACCATCGCCATCAGCTAATGCTTCTGTTGCAGATCCAGTGCCATCTTCTGTTGTTGTAATAGTCCAATCGGACGCCAGGTAAGTATCAAAATCATTAAAATAAGTGTGATACTTATGGGGTGCTGGAGCTTTTAATTTACCTAGTGTTGAATCAGCTCCAACATTGGTAACTCCAGAAGTGAAGTGTGTAGTCATAATCAGCCTCCTTATAAATAGCCATTGCGAGCACCATGCCCGCAACAATTAGTTCTACAAGATTGATGATACTACTAGGCTATTTAATTCGCAACTTTGAGATCTTCCTGGTTGGCCAGGTATTCGAGTTGCGCCAGGGTGCTAGGCATGCTGGTGTGGTGAACACTGATACCTCCAGCTGCCGCCCAGGCGTCGCAGTTAGACTTTTTATCGTCAACCAGGACATCGCCAGATTTTGCGAATACTGCTTTGTGTTTGCCCTTGATTGTGCAAGTTACTACAACGTGTGGATCTACATGCTGGTGGATCCAGGCCATTTTATCAGCCACCACTAAAGGTCTGTTGATCTCACCGGTAGCCGTGAGGATCTCCCAGGGTAAACCGGTGTTTTTGACCAGGGCGATTAGATCTAACATGCCTGGCATAACCGGTAAGTTTCTGAAAAGTCTTTTGTTTATGAAGTCGGCCTTTTGCTCGTCGTAGTGGCCCTCACCCTCCAAGGGCCCGTTTATGTAATCAGGGCCCTCTACTCCTTTGACAAAATCTGCCAAAACTCCATCCATGTCTAAGTATATTTTTTTCATTCTACTCTATCGTGTATTGGTACAGGACCTAAGCCGTAAACATTCCCTATATCTTTACCCATTAACTCTCTGCATTTGTCGCCGAATCTTGAGTCAGTGGTAGAAGCAAAATTACCGCCAAAAGAGGCAGCCTTATCTAATTTTGTCTCCGGCACTATCTTTAAAGAACATCCAAACCCAAATTCTTGTTTGATTAACTTAGCAGCCGGATAATCTTTGCAAGGCTCAAACGGACCACCTATATCAGTTATGCAAAACCCTTTAACGTAAGATGACTCACCGCCATTTGTGCAATCTTCTCCGTAAAACAAGTCGTCCGGATGTTCTCTTTGTGTATAAATATCAACATGAATTCCCATTACGCCACCTCCTTTATTGCGTTCTCAACTTCTTCCCAAGCGATAAAATTGTCTCTTCCATAAAGCAAGTCGCCCGCTAATCTTTTGTATTCATAGTCGGGGTTGTTAGAAACGCCTAAGTTGACCTTGCCTCTAACAAACTCTTCAAGTTTTTCTAACGCCTCGTCTTGTAATCTCCAATCGTATTTGATGAACAAGAACTTAGTCTGAGGTATGTCCTCTCTCAAGTTGCTGTTTTCGTAAATATCATACATGCCATCGAAGTGACCATATTTATATTTGGCCAACTCCTCTTGCAACGCTTTGTAAACCTCTGGATCAATTATCTCTTTGATCTCGACGTCTACGCTGTTGCCCATACTGAATTGTTCGCTTCTTACGCTGGCCTTGATATTTTTTTCTTTTAAGATCTTTCTTATCTCAGCCGCGCATCTTGCTACTTCACTTTTGTAAGTCATTTCTCCTCCTTTTTTGTTGTTGTTTTCATGTCTCACATAGATATATTACAGTATTTGCATAAATATGCAACTATTTACAACTATAAATATTGAAATAATTTAGGCCAAAAAAAAGGGCCCCGAAGGGCCCTTTGTAACACTGAGTAATAAAGTGTGTTACGACTTCAAATTATGCGCCTTGAGATCCGTAGATTCCTCTCCAATCCGAGAAACCGAACGAGTATCTTTCTCTAGCTTTATATCTAATGTTGCCTGTTGAAAAGTCTGGCTCCATAGAAGTCTCCATTGGAGATCTTTGGAACATTTTTAGACCTTCGCCCATGCTGTTCACAGATGTAAGAACAAAGAAAGCATCAGGATCAGATAAGTAATGATTAACAACGTAACCACCAGGTAAAACACCTGTGTTTCTGATTGCGTTGATGTCATTATCAGCTGTTCCAGATCTTTGAGTAGAGCTTAATATTCTGTCTGCAACAAAGACTAATTGTGGTGGAACCACAAGTTTGTCAGCTTGCACAGAAATTGTTAAACCTCTGTCGTCTGTAAACGTAGATATATCAATTAAAGCGTCCTCTAGTGAGGCTTCGTTAAGGTCTGCCATAGTAGTAGCTCTATTCGCAGCTGTTCCACCACCGGCTAGGGGGTGAGCAGTATTGATTAGAGAAACACCATCACCGCCAGTAAAACTGGAAGAGAAAGCGTTATTTAGTACGTCAGCGCCTTTGACTTCTTTGGTGTTAGCCATAGATTTAGCCAATGCTTTAACATATCTTTTACCTAGAGAGTCATAAAGGTTGTCTTCAACCGCTTCTTCTGTAAGTGCAAAAGCCAACGCAACAGTATCGTGCGTGTATCTTGCGCTAAAACTTTCGGAAGCATTGTCAAATTCAACGCCTTGTCCCTCTGATTTTACGGGTGCGCCGCCAAAACCAGTGACTAGCACTTCTTCTTCAAACGCCCTGTTTGAATCCTCGATTACAAAAATATCTTCATACTCTTGATCGTAAGAATCATAGGACATACCAAAAAGTGCATTAAGTCCTGGTTCAAGCTCTTTCGCTAATTGTGCTCTTGAAATTGCCATTTAATTAACTCCTTATGCTAAACCAGCACCTTTTTGTCCCATGATGTGATTCTGAATCACGCATAGTACATTGGTGTTGGACGATGCTACATCGTCGTTATTAGGATCCTGGGATATGTCAATACATTTTAGAGGTAATGTAGCGGTGGTAGCACCGGTTGTTACATCTAATTCTGTATTTGATATACCAGACTTAGTATCGCCTACTGGTGATCCGTCAACAATGTCGAAGTTTCCGAACAAGTCGGCGACAGGAAAAGTGTCGTCTGCTTGTACTTCAAAAACAACATTAGGATCATCAATAACACTTGCGATGATGTCCGAAGCAGAAATACTGCCCGGATAGTGATTTTTAAACACTTGCTCGCCTGTTGTAGGATCGGTGTATTGAACTCCGTTAAACACTCCGACAATCGGAACAGTTCCAGTTGCGGCATGGCGCCCCAAAACTCCAGCTGTAAGCTGAGTTACCAAGTCTCCTTGGAATATTGGTGTTGTGGCTCCACTAGCAATTCTATATCTGGATTGACCTCCAGAATATGGTGCTCCGCCCATTTGACGAACAGGTTTTAAACCAAAAGCGGCATCTTTATTTGCCATAAGATTTACTCCTATTTATCTAGTTACTTTTTCCCAAAAGTAACATTAGACTTTCTATCAGAGTCATACTTAACATATCGCCCGTCTTTCCGAGATTCGTTAAACATATTATTGTCTAACGCGTCCTTCTTACGAGCTGTTTGATCCTCATAATAAGCATTACGCTCCTCACGAGTCTCAGTAGGTATTTTCGCCAATAGTAGTCCTTCGCTATAAACTAAACCAGCATGTCTACCAGATTCAGCAACGGGGTAAGAGTATTCATCAGGTAGATCGGATCCTCTTACGAGTTCCCAACCTTCTCTAATTCTTCTCGCCACGTTTGCCTTATCCTCTACTCCTAGCATAGATTCTCTTATCCATCGATATTCATATCCAGCTGGTGGTGGAGGAGTCTCTAGTTTTCTAACCGGTCTCCATGGTTGTCTGCGAGAATTTTTATCGTGAGACTCGGACTCACGGGATGTTCTGGAATGTACGTTTTCGCTATTTTGCTCTGTCATTTTACCTCCCTATTCGCTATACGTTGTTTTTCTTTAGCAACAGATTTTAACCACGCTTCATCTGACATGCCGTGTGGCTTCAATCCTTGTAGAGTTTCGACTTCACTTTTGGTAAAACGTACGCCGTTCTCTTTGCCTTGTGTTTTTTGCCGACTTCCTACAGAAGCGGAGGCGACTCTTTGCACAGCGGGCCTGTCCTCACTTTGTTCGGCATTATCGGATCTAAGATCCGGATAAACTTTATAAATTCTATCACTCAACTC